GATTCCGCGCCCCATTTGATCGTCGAGACCCGCACGCCTGCGATCGCGATAGCATTCTTCGAAAGGACCGCAAGGCGGCCCGCTGCTTTAGCCATGACACTCTCCTGTTTTCAGATGGTTTCGATCAGTCCGCGGTACTCGCAGAGCCCGTGGAAATTGTTGTCAGCCGTGCGCGACACGTCGCTGCTTTCGCGCTGAATAGAGACGTGATGGCTTCCCGGCACGTCCAGCTGAACGCGGTGCAAGGCACGGTAGATTTCGCCTTGGATCGACTTGGTCTCCAACATGCTGTGCGACCTGCTGCGGGTATGGATCCGCGCGACATACTCGAACCCGGTCTCCCGCGCTGTGTCGAACGGGGTGAACACGATGTATCCGACCTCGACATACGGAAAGACCGAGGCGTTTCCGCCGTCGTTTTCTTGTGGGGCGGCGTCATGCACGCGCAGGCCGATGCCTGCCAAGACGCCCACTAGGGCGCGCTGAACCTCCACCTCTGCAAACATCACAAACCCCGCTTCAGGCGGGCGGCAAGGCGCTGCACAAACGAATACACGACAAGCTGGTCGATCTGCGACATCACCTTTTCCCGCGCGCGCAGAAAGAACGCGTGTTCGATCCCGTCGGGGCCGTCGCCGCGCTCCAAGAACTTCCAATAGAACGCGCCGCGAACGCGAACGGTGGCCGACCCGACGCCGTCCTTGTCGCGTTCCTGCTGCGCGCGCGTACCGCGCACCATCGCAGTGGTGTCTGTTGGCATCAGGGGCTTTGCCTCATTGGCGATGGCCTGCGCCACGTCCTTGGTCACCTGCCGGGTCAGCATTTTCGCCTCGCGCGGCATGATTTCGGCCAGCGTCCGTCGCACATCGTCGATCCCCCGGATCCTGACGTATCCTCGGCTCATTGCCCCACCCCGCGTTCAGCCTCGATGGTCAGGAATTCGGCGTGCATCCCTGGGTCCCTGATCCCGCGAATGTTGTGCGCGATACCCCGCCAGAGGATGCGCCCCGAAGGCTCGACATCGCGGCGGTTGCGCACCATGAACTCCACCACAAAGGTGGCCGATTGACGGCCGTCGATCAGCACGTCCCGGCCCGCCTTGGGCATGACCTTGGCCCAAACCGTCGGCACAAGCTCCAGATCGATGAAACTGGTGACCGTGCCGCCCGCACCGTCCTGCGCCCGGCTGATCCGCTGCAAAGTGATGCGCTCCGTCAGCTTTCCCGCGCTCATCAGCAAAACCGCCAGCGCAACGGCGCGATCAGCATCTCTACCGTCAGCGGCACCTCTGCCAGCGGCCCGGCCACAGCTTCCCGGTTGCGATACCAGTGCGCGCACAGAAACCGGATCGCCATGCGCGCGGCGTCCAGCTGCGGGGCGGGCATGCCGCAGGTGTAGTCAACGACTGCCCGATCATATGATCCGTCAATCTCCAGATACGGCCCTGCCACATCGGGCTTGACCACCGCCGTCACCGTCATAGCCTCCCCCTCCGCGTCATAGGCCAGCACGGTCACTGCAGACACATCGGGCATGGCGAGGCGCGGGAAATCCCCCGCGCTGAACTCCTGCCGCCAGACTTGCGGCAGCAGGCACCGGCCCAGAACCCCGCGCCAGCCGTCCAGGTACCCCACCGCAGAAGCCTCCAACGCGGTGATCAGCGGATCTTCCGCATCATGATCAACGCGCAAATAGGCCTTCAGATCATCGAGGGGCACAACAGCCCCATCCGGCGGCGCAACCAGAACTGGCGGGGTCACTTCTTGGCCTTCTCTGGCGCGGCGTCGGCCTCGTCAAGAATACCAAGAGCCTGCGCAGCGGCCTCCAGTTCAGGCGGGCAGTCCTCGCCCGCAGCGATCAGGGTGGGATAGACATCCCCCACACGCACGCCCAGCAAATCAGCGTTCAGTTTTTTCATGATGCGTTCTCCTTTGTGCATCGGCATCCCTAAGGGGGCGGGTCACCCGCCCCCCCTCTTGAAATGCTTACGGCCGGATCAGGCGGCAGCGATGCGCAGCAGCTTGATCGCGTTGCTGTCCTTGACGCGCCCACCAACACGCTTGCGCATGATATAGCGGACGTAGCCGGGCTTGGTCACTTCATCGCGGATCATCTGCATGCCGACGCGGTCGGCGACCAGATAGCCCCGGCTGAAATCGCCAAATGCCACCGGGAACGCGTTCGCAGCGATCAGCGGCATGTCTTCGGCAATCACAACCGGGCGACCTTCCACGGTGTCAGGCTGGCCCAAGGCAACCGACCGCTGCAGCAAATAGACACCCTCGCTGTCCTTGACCTTGGCAAAGCCCGCCATGGTCATGGAGTTCATCACCCAGTTCGAATTGGCGCGGTAACCGGCCTTGAGCGTGTAAACCATGTCCTTCATCGTATCGAAGGGGCTGGTGGCCAGCGCGGCGGCCTGCCCGGTCGCGATGTATTGCAACACCCCGAACGCCCGGGCAGCATCGGCGGTCGCAACCGGCGTACCGGCCAGAAACCCGGTCGGCTTGTTGACGCCGTTGCCCGCGACAAACGCAGCGCCCTCGCCGATGGCGAACTGTTCCACCGCCGAATTGGTCAGCCAGCTTTCCACGCTGAAAATCAGGTCTTCGAGCGATTCAATCGTGGCTTCGGGCTTGGCCACCAGACTGCCAAAGGTCGGCGCGACCTCGCCAATGTTGGGCGTGGTGGTCTGGTTGCGGGTGTCCGTCTCGCCGACCCATTCCGTGCCGAACCCGTTGAGGTTCACCAACTCCTTGTAGTCCGGGGTGCCGACCTGCACGACACGGGAAATGCCCCGGATCGGCGAAATGTCCTGCACCTGCTTTGCGATCTCGGCCGCAATTTCCTCCGGCAGGGCAAAACCGCCCGACGCGCCGACGCTGGTGCGCACATCTGCCGCCTTGCGCGACAGGTCGAACATCTTCTGGGCCAAATGCGGGTCCAGCGGATTGCGCACATAGTCCACAAAGGCCTGCTTGTACTCGGCCTCAGCCTTGACCAGCGGTTTACCGCCCGGACGGCCCGCCTTGGTTTCGACCTCGGCCAGCCGCTCTTCCATCGCCTTCATCAGCAGTTCCGCCGACTGCTTTGCGGCCAGCGTCTTCGCCAGATCAACCTCCATGCGCGCGACCTTTTCAGTCTGCAGCACATCGGCCGATTTCATGCCATCCACCTCGGCGCGCAGCGCGGTGATGGTCTTGTTGCCTTCCAGAACGAGGGCGTTCAGATCGTCCAGAGCCATGATGGCCTCCTGATTTTTTGGGTCAAAGGGTGCAGCGCGCCTTCAGCAGCGCCGCCAGTTGCTCGATGCCCTCGCCAGAGTCGCTCATGGCCTTGATCGCATCGTATCCCCCCGCCATCAGGCGGAGAGCCACAGTCCGGGACAGCCCAGCGTCACGCGTGAGCACCCGTTCAAGTTCCTTCTTGCTCAGATCGGCGGCCTTGACCGCATCGATCCGCGCCGATTGCAGCATCGGAAAGGTCACCACTGACACCTCCCAGATTTCCAGCTCGTTCAACAGCCGCTCGCCCTTGGTGCCGCGCGTGGCGTTGACGGTGCGATACCCGATCGACAGACCGTCAATGGCCCCGGCACCCAGCAAGGCGGCAGCCTCACGGCCCTTGGCCACATCCGTCAGGATGCGCCCCTTGACCCACAGGCCCCGCGCATCCTCCTTGACCTCGTCCCAGACGCCAATCGGCTGGGCCGGGTCGTGCTGCCACAGCATCTTGACGCGGCGGCTGTCCGCCGCCAACCCGGACAGCGACTTGGCATAGGCGCCGGGCATGACCACGTCGCCGCCATCGTCCTTCTGGCCGAACAGGCTCGCGTAGCCCTGAATGACGCCCTCGGCGGCGGCTTTCAGGTCAAAGCCGACTGCCTTTCCTTCGATCAGGATGTCTTCAAATTCCATCGCCATCTCCCTCAGTGGGCTTCCTCGCCCCCTGCGATACCGTATTCGCCCAAGGCTCGTTGATCGGGTTCAGCCCGACCTCGGACCGGATTTCGTTCTGCGTCATCCAGGCGGGGCTGCCGCCCGACCCGAGAGCCTTGCTGTAGTATTCCGCTTGGTCCTTGAAATCGCCGCGCAGCAGGTTGCGCTCGTCGAGGTCAAACCGCAGATCCAGCGGCACGCCGTCAACCAACTGGGTCAAGCCGCCCAGAATGTCGCGGTTCGCCGCCTGCTCAAATCGCTCGATCCATGGCCCGAGGGTGTGGATCACATGCATGCGGAACATTTGCTCTGCGCTGGCAAAGGTCGAGGCCTTGTCCGACTGCATCAGCATGATCGGCTGCACCCGGAACGCCCGGGCAATCTCTTCGATCTGCAACCGCCGCGTTTCAAGGTGCTGCGCATCGACCGAGGTCATGGTCATCGGGTGAAACGACACATCGCCGTCCAGCACCGCCACGCCGCCATCGCCACCGGCACCGAACTTGCCCTGCCATGTCTCGCGCAGTTTCTCACGCGTCTCGGGGCTCAACCGGTTCTTAAACGCCAGAACCCCCGAAGGCTTGCCACCGTTCCCCGCCAGCTTGGCCTGCTGGCGCTCCAGCGCCACCGACAGGCCGATGGCCTCACGCGCCTGCCGCACGGCGGGCAGTGCCTCATAGCCGTTCAGCGACGGCCCGCGCAGATAGAACACCTGCGACAGATCGAAATAGCCGTGGGTCTTGTCGGAATAGTCGATCCGCAACCGCAGCGTCCAGTCGGGCATCTGCTCGATCTGCCAGCTGCCCGGCGGCACCGGCAGCAGCTCGCGCACCTCGCGGCCCACAACATTCTTGATCGCCACGGCACCCTTGCCGATGGCGGCGGCAAACACCATGCCCTCTATAAACTCATAGCTGGTTTGCCAGCCGTTCGGCTTGCGGGCCAGCAGCCGGTGCGCCCAGTGATCGCGGTGGTGGGTCAGGGTCACCAGTCCGGTCGCGCTGTCGAACCGGTCTTCGACCAGCCGCACCGGCATCTGGGCGATGCCCTCCGCGATCACCCGCGCGGCGCAGAACACCGCGGTCACATCCAGCGAAGAGGTGGTGTTGACCGCCACGCCCGAGGTGGACCCCCACCCGATCCACCCGGCCATTGCCCCAAGCGAGTAGACAGCGCTTTTGCGAAACAATCTGAACATGCTCACAACACCATCAGTTCATCAGCGTCCAGATAGGACTGATCCGCCGCTTGCGGGTTCAGAAACATCAGCATCGCCGCGTTGAACGTCGCCATCAGCGGATCGATCTTTGCGGCCCCGGCGGTCTGCTTGGTCACCACATAGTTTGAACCGCGCAGTTCCTCTTTTGCGTTTCCCACGGCCCACCCCATGATCGGTTGCCCGGCGTGCAGCATCTTTCCGCCCTCCAGCTTCAGCGGCAGGCTTGAGACGGCGGTCTGCAACTTCCATCCCTGTCCGACCGCCACCACCAGCGGATCATCCATGCCAAGCGCCAGCAGCGCATCCACCAGCAGCGCCACACCGGCACTGTCGAGGCCGATCCCGGCCTTTTCTGGCAACTTGCCGCAGGCGAACACCTGCGCGCAGATCGCGGCGGCCTGTGAGGCCTGTTCCTCACCGCTTTCCACCAGCACCAGGTCGCCGTCGCGCACAAAGTCATGCAGCGCAGGCGCGATCAGCTTGCGCGCCGCAAAGACTGTCGGGCGCGCCCAGCTGATCTGCCAATGCAGCCACGTCTTGTCCCGCGCGCGCCGGCCGATCACCGACAGCGATGCCAGATCGTCCGCGCCGCCCCAGTCCACCCCGACTGTCGCCACTTCAGACTCGATCAGCAGCTGCGCCAGCGTCATGCCGGGCCGCGCACAGGCCGCCCAATGCTTCGCCCCGGACCACGCATCCCCGCCCTGACCCTGGCCGATTTCCACGTTGAAGTGCTGGCTTGCCACCAGCGCCAAGGCATCGGGCCCGTCATCCTCTGCCGCTGTGATCTGGTCAGCCAGGAACCCTGCATCGACCGACCGGCCCAGATGCGGATTGACCATCGGCCAGGTCGCAGGATCCTTCCAGCCACCATCCTTTGCCAGCGCCAGCGGCAATTCGTACAACACCGCCAGCAGCGGCAGCACGATCTTGCCGTCGCGAACGTTGCGCGCCCGCCCCAGCTCGGCCTTGAACACACCCTGCGGCGGCACCTTCGACTGCGTGGTGATCTGCAGGATGAACCCCTTGTTCAACGGATGCGACAGCGCGCCCCGGATCTCCACGAATACGCCCTTCGCATTCGCCCGCGCGGCAAACACATGGGTCTCATCGATCAGCACGATGCTGGCCTTGGATCCGGTGATCACGTCCGCATCGGCGGCCTTCACGACGATCTCGCTGGGCACGGTCGGGTTCAGATTGCGGATCACCCGGATATGGTCGTGCACCGAAAACAGGTCCGACAGCCGGTGCCCGCTTTGCATCACCGTCAGCTTGATGATCCCTGCCGCCTGCTGATAGTTGCGCTCCGCCACATTCAGCGTCGGGGCGATCAGCAACAGTTCCGCTGCGGGCCGCTCGTTCAGGATGCACGCCGTCACGATGATCGCCGCCGCGATGCTCGACTTGCCGTTTTTCTTGGGGATCAGCAGAAAGTATTCGCGGATCAGGCGCTGGTTGGTGACCTCGTCAAAGGCCCCGAAAATCGCCCGCACCAGGTCAAAGACGAACTGGTCGCACACCTCGCCATAGGTCGGGTTGCCCTCGATGTCCGGCACCCGCAGCTGGCGGAAAATGCGCAATGCCTTTTCCGCGCGGGCGGCATGCAACGGCAGGTCCGGCATGATCGACTGGCCAGAGACGATGCGCGCGGCCCAGTCGGGAACCGCAGTAGACCACGCGGTCCCGGGCATCAGCATCGGCGAAAGATCGTTCATGTCAGTTCAGCAAGCCGGGAATACCCGGGTTCAGGTCCGGGTCATCGGCCAGAATGCGCACCGCAGTCTCGGCAGCACCGGCCTTTTTGCCCTTTGCCGACATGGCCGAGGCGGCAGGCGCGACACGGGTCTGCGGATCATCGGTGGCAATCGCCCGCGCAGTGCCCATCCGGTCGTTGCGCTCCAGCAGTTTCTGGTATTCCCGCATCGCGCCGACGTTGCCTTTCTCGACCTGTTCCCACAGGCGTGTCGCCAGCTTCAGGTCCAGCGCATCCCGCGCCATTGCCCGCCGCTTCAGCTCTGAAACATAATACTTGCGCAGGGTCGGCAAACTGATGCCCATCGCCCCGGCGATGCGCTCATTCGACCACCCAAACGCCAGTAACCTATTCAAATCGTTGACATTTTCAACGCACTTGACGTGGGGCGGCTTACCCCTGCGCCCAAACCCGACCCGAACCGGCAGCCCGAACATGTCAAATTCCGCCGCACCAGAAAAAAAACCTCTAGATGAGAGATCG